TATATGTATAATAAAGTAAAAAAGTAAATGATTACTTAATTAAAAATATATACCCCTAAATAGGGGTATATATAAGTAATTAATTAAACATTTTTGATACTTGTAGTATCGTCATCCTCATCACTGTACGTATCGAATGACTGGGCAAGAGGTTTAAGTTTATTCCATAGCGTTGCATTAACAGCGCACTGAATAGTGAAATTGTCATCAACGAAACCCTGCTCATACGCAATGATTGTTTCGAAACCGTATTCACGATTAGAAGGAGAGTAAGAGCCTGGTTTAACAACACCACCAGAGAGACCACCACTATTCAAGAAAATACGGTTAAAGTAACTCAAATGAGGGTATTTAAGAATGAATCTCCAAGCGTCACCAGCTTGAGGAACATCCAGAGTAACGTCATTAGTAACGGTATAACTATCATCGGAGTTTTTAACGAAGATAGGCGACTTCTCAGTAATATAGCGGTCCAAATGGAAACCTAAGAAGGAATCACGAGTTGAACGTTTAGACATATCACCGTTAAGTATGTTGCGCTTATACTTATACTTGCTATAAGTAGGGACATAACCAAATGAAGAACCTTTAAGCGGTAAGCGATGAGTGTCAGCATAACCACCATTATCATAAATAACAGCTTTAGGGGTCAATTCATAGCCGAGTGCATCAAATTCAGCAGAAGGGACCTCAAACCTTTTAAGCATGTATAAGATAGGGTCGTCACCTTGACAATAAGAACTATCTGCATAGATTGCAGACATACCAATTAGGAAACCATGTGAAGGGGCATCAAACTTAAATGAGAAGTTAGAAAAGCCACTACCAGTTCCAGCACGAGAACCTAAAGCCTGTCCAACACCTTTAGACATATCAAGCGTATCAGCCTGCGAATAAGTATCATCAAGTTTAATATCTGTGACGAAAGAGCCGATAAAATTAGACTGTCGGAACATTGCATCAATAACAGACTGACCAAAGTGAACCTTTAAGTACTCATAAATACGTCCACCGATAAGAGAATTTTTATTAACAAATCGAGTAAGACGAGAAAGTATCTGAAGTTGAGCAGAAGTAATCAGACCATTTTGAGCCCAAACATATGGCTGTCCAGATGAAGGAGTAAGAACACCGTTAGTGTAAGAAGTAGCAGAATTTAGTGTAAGGTTAGGCAAGTCAGAAGAAGCAGGGACATTACTTGCAGGCTTATCGAAGTTGGCAGAAACAAAATCAGTATTGTAAGTATACCAACAGTCACACAAAGATGTAACAAACTCTTTCCAAGAACTAACAGCATTTGAAGTCAAGAAATCAACATAACCACCTGAATAAATGTAGTCAATAATCTTATAACAAGCGGTCGATTGCCAGTTCTGCAAGCGAGAAGGATAATATTTATCATACCAAGCTTTGTAAAAAGCAAACAGAGGAAGAACGGAAACACGGTTAGCATTAAGAAAATCAAGAGAATAACCAAGACCTTTGAAAATCTTATATAAACGTTTACCTGCATTGTTCAAGCGTACGGCGATAGTGTACTTAGTACCACGCATAATGAAATCAGCGGAATTTAGATTAGCACCATCAAGAGAACCGTAAGAACCGTCAGTGTAGAGGATAGAAGACAGTAATTGAGCAGGAACGGAAACAGAGTTACCACCAGTGAAGAGTTCAGAGATAACGGACTGAAAAGTAGTAACAATCTTAGTATAAGCGTTGTCAGAAGGAGGAAGGAGAGAGAGTTTATTAGGGGTATTACGTTCGAACGAGAAAACAGACACCTTAGAATAAGAAGAATTACACAACGAAAGAATTAATTCAAGCGATGAGATAGTAGGAACAGATACGGGAATATACTTACGTGAAGAAGTATTGACGTATTGGGCAGAAACAAGAGCATCCCAAGCAGGAAAGACATCACGAATAGGAACAAATGAAAAATCATTCGTACACTTAATATCACCGAATGTAGGAGCAGGCATAACACCGTTGCGAACAAGTTGGCGGAAATCATCCATTGAATAGGTATCATTTGGAGAGAGGAACTCAAGAAGCGAAGGTTGAAAACTACCGAAGTCGGAAGTTGTATCAATGTGGAAATCACGATTGTGAGAGTAGCGAGATTTATTAATACCAAGTGAAAAATCCATATTTATATATTTATATAATTAAACAATGTGAAAGAAAATCAAAGTGTATCAGTAGGAGCAACAGACACAGGAGCGGAAGAAGATTCAGCAGG